AAGCTGCAGCTAAAGGAAAGCGTGGAAGACCTAAATCAGAATAATGTAATTTTTATCAAAACAATTATCCCGGCATTTATGTCGGGATTTTTTTTTATATGTATTTATATGAAAAACTAAAAATGGTATCATACAACATAAAATTTCCAATTGAAGATGATGGTGTTAAGAATAAATTTTTACAAACTACATCAACAACAAAAAAAGCACTTGGTTCAAATCTATTACTTTTATTATTAACTCAAAAAGGTGAGAGATATTACATGCCGGATTATGGTACTAATTTACTGAAATTTATTTTTGAACCCAATGATGACGATACCATTGAAGACGTTAAAGAAGATTTAAAAAGAACTGTGGCAACATTTATACCGCAATTAACTATTGATAGAGTATTGTTTAGTAGAAATGAGGATAGTGATGGAAATCCTATTGGTGAAAATGAATTATCAATAAAAATAAATTTCACATATAAAGAAGATACTTTTAGTGAAAGTGGTGAAATTGAACTTAATTTTTAAAATATGGAGAATAACATTATAAGATATGGTAGTAGGAATTTCAGTGAAATAAGAACTGATTTAATTGCATATATAAGACAAGCATATCCTGAAGTAATAAAAGATTTTACCGATTCAAGTGTTGGTGCTGTTTTGATTGATATTAATGCAGGTGTTACTAATAATTTGGGTTTTAATATCGATAGAACATTTCAAGAAACACAACTTGAATACGCACAACAAAGAGCGTCTATATTGAATATTGCTAAAAATATGGGGTTTAATATACCAGCAAAACGACCATCACTAACTGTTGTCGATTTTACTGTAATTATTCCGGTTTTGGGAGATAGACCAGACCCTTCATATTATCCTACATTGGAAGCTGGAGCACAAATTATAGGTGGTGGTCAAACATTTGAAACAAGAGAAGGTATTGATTGGAGTTCACCTGTAAGTAATTTGGGTGACCCTAATAGGTCGATTATTCCTAATTTAGACAGTAATGGTAATATTCAAAGCTATTCAGTAACTAAAAGAGAAGTGGTTGTAAATGGCAGTTCAACCATATTTAAAAGAGTTATTAATCCAAATAATGTTAAACCATTTTATTCAATAACATTACCGGATACCGATGTTTTGGAAATTGATGGTATTATTTTAAAGGAAGGTACTAATTTTTCATCTAATCCAGATAATGATGAATTTAATGATGAAAATATTAAATATTATGAAGTGGATTATTTGGCACAACAAAGAGTATTTGTCGAAGACTACAATGCTTCGAGAAATTTAGGTGATAATACAGATGGATTAAAAATAGGTAAATGGATTGATATTCAAAGGAAGTTTATAAAAGAATTTACACCAAATAATTTATGTAAAATAACGTTTGGTAGTGGTGATGCTAATGTAGATGCGTTTAAACAAGGATTCTTAAAAGAAGGTGTAACAAATAAAGCATTTTTAGATAATTTCTTAAATAATACTGCTTTGGGTGAAAAATTAAAAGCAGGTCATACCTTATTTATTAAGTACAGGACTGGTGGTGGTAGTGGTTCAAATGTCGGTACAGGTGTTTTAACGCAGTTAGGGAGGTTTAATTTAAGTGTGAATGGAAGTCGTCAAGACTTTAATCAAAACGTCCGTAGAAGCCTTACAACAAACAACCCAATACCTGCAATTGGTGGTAATGATGGTTTATCAATAGAGCAAATCAGACAATTGGTTAGATATAATTTTTCCGGTCAAAACAGAGCAGTAACATTAAACGATTATTTGGTTCAATTATATAAAATGCCGGGAATGTTTGGTTCACCGTTTAGAGCTAATGTATTTAAAGAAAACAATAAGGTATTAATATCTATGTTAGGTATTGGCAATGACGGTAAGTTATCAAGCAAAAGTAATACCTTATTAAAAGAAAATATTGCAGAATACCTGAGTCAATTCAGGATGGTTAATGATTATATTGAAGTTACTGATGGTAAAATATTTAATCTGGCTTTAGATATAGACCTTTATATTCAGAACGTAAATGACAATCAAGTAGCAAATAAAGTAATTAATGTGGTTAGAAATTTCTTCGACATAAATAAACATGAAATGAATGAAGATATATTTTTGGGGAAATTAGAACAAGATATATTGGATGTGAGTGGTGTAGTAAACGTTTTAGATATTAAGGTATTTAATAAAGTCGGTGGTAATTATTCGAATAATGTGATTTCACAAGAAATTTTGAACACACAAACAGGTGAAATTAGAAAAATAAATAATACTATATATTCTACAAGAGATTCAATGTTTGAAATTAAATTCCCTTCAAGAGATATTAGAGTATTTTTAAGAAAAAGAAATGATTAATGGAAGTAATTAAAAAAACTGTGAAAATGGCTATGACTGTCAGTGGTATTACTGAGAGTGAATTTGCTATTGTTCCGGATTTAAACACTTTCTATAATTTTAAAATATTACTTACATCAAAAAATAAAGATGTTGGATTTTTTGATAATGTAAAACCGTATTATGAAATACAAGGAATTGGTATATATGAAGAATTAAACGAATCTGATTAAAAATATGATAGTAACTGGCGAAACCAAAAGCAGATTATCTGAATTAAAAAAATATAGAATAACTACAGTATTTACTGAAAAATATCGTGGCGATGGTTCTATTGATAATGATGGTGTTGTATTTCATATATCAAACCCGGAAATAGAAATAACTTACTATATTGGTGGAATTAAATATGTTGATGATGTTATTAATAATACAACATATTTTGAATTCACTGCTGAGGGAACGGGTACTCCGGAGAACCCCAATCCTAATTTTATTTATGGACCAATATATAAAGACCCAAAAAAAGAAAATATAATAAGTAGACCTAAAATTCAAGATGGTGTATTTATTGTTAGACAGGAATTATCTGCATTTGAAAAAAATTATAAATTGCAGCACGTAAATAATTTAGTTGAATTAACCACATATTTAGGTGGTAATTATTTTAATATAGTTAATAATACATAATATGGCGATTGGTACATTTGGAATAACAAGACCTGCAGATGTTGGTATAGAAGATATCGATATCTATTACAATTATACACCTAATAGAGAAACGTTGAACGACACAATGTTTAAGTTAGAAGCTGATGAGGTGTTGTCTTATACGTACTTACCGGAAGATGGTGATGAAAATTTTGATGTTGATTTTGAAGAAAATCCGGATGCAAATATTTTGGAAGGTTTATATAATTTAAGACTTCCATCTGAAATCTTCGATGAATTAGGTATATATACAATATACATAAAACCTAGAATGATAACCACAATTATTAATGATTGTGGTGTTTTATCTGCACTTCCAACAGTTAAGGGTGTTGTATTGAATGTTAATGATTTACCTGCAGAATTACGTGAAAATAACGCATTACAAGGATACAGGATAGAGTATCTGACTTCAAACGGCAGTAAATTAAGAAATGTGGTTAGATATGTAACTACATCTAATAGGGTTGAACCTAGTGATGATAATGTTGGTAATGCAACACAAAAAGCACGTAGGTATCGTTTCAACGATTCAGGTACTTTATTGTTTTTACAAGTAACACCAAGTAGTTCATCAGATGTAAAACCAAATGCTTTACCATATATTGGTAATGTCGGAGATGTTATAAGAATTTCAAACACAAATTTTTCACCTGTGGTTTTAGAAGTTGAAATGGTTGAAAACACAATAGATACAATAGCTAATATAATTGCTGGTGAGCAAATTAAAGATGTTCAGAACGGTATTCTTACATATTATGATGAAAATCGTGAAATCACCAAACAATTTAACTTATATAAAATTAAAAGTGACATTACAAACGATGATTTGTTTGAAGTTAAGGAAAAACGCACTAATATTCGGGAAGACCAGAATTTTGACAATATTACAGATGATGTAAATTAAATATGTTATTTTTTTAAACCCCAACAAATATAGTTGGGGTTTTTTATTATTTCCGTATTTATAATAAAATATTAAATCTGTGGCAAAAGTAAAAATAGTAGGTACAAGACTTGACAGTAACCTAAACAGGGAAAGTTTTAATAATACGGCATCACAAACAATATTTTCGTTTGGTAAGTTTGCTATAACATCTAATTTTGATGGTAGACAATTCATTGATTACTCCAACGAATTAACAACATTTGTAAAGCCAATTACATTAGAAACATTGAATTTATCTGATGTTCAATCTGATATTGTTTTACATAAAAATAATGATGTTGTTTTAAATTTAGATAAATCAGACTTTAAATCTTTCGTTAGATTCGGTAGTGCTTATGAATATCTTAGAACTGCGGTTGAAGATATTATCATGAAATATCCGGCAAGTCTTTATATTAGTTCAAATAATTTAAGGGGTGGTAATGATACTATTTTTGGTTTAGAACATGATGTAAGCACAAATATTACAACATTTAAAGTTAATTTACAAGCCATTGTAAATGAATATGGTATTGTTTATAATGAATACGATAGTCCTTTAGTTTTAGATAATAATGATATAAGAAATTTAAGTCTTTCATATTCAAAATATGAAATATGGATTAACACTAATGAATTAAATATAAAGACATCAATATTAGGTTATACTGGAAGTACTGAAAATGGTGTCAGACCTTATCTTACAATAAAAACACTTGGTAATCCATTTGAAGAATTTGATGATGAAGAAAATATATCGTTTCACATAAAACCTAATAACATAGTTTTTGAAGAATTTAGGCAACAACTAACCGACTTTCAAAAATATATTTTATCACATAGAACGAATGATAATGAAGGTTTTGAATTTACAATGAAAGACCCTGTTTTGAGTGATAGCGGTAATGTTAGATATAATGATAATACAATGGTTTGGACTACCAGTGATGGTTATAATTTAGATTTTGATGGTTCAGATTATAGACAGTTTTTGGAGAGATTGTTAACTATTGGTAGTAAATACGATACTATTAAAACTGATTTAATTGCAAGATTTCTTACACCTGCTTCAATAAAAACATATGATTTAACTGAAGAAGGTAAAATCACAAAACTATTAAGGATATATGGTCGTGAGTTCGACCAAATGAGACAATTTATTGATTCTTTAGCATATATTAATCGAGTTACATATGATAAGATTAATAATGCTCCAGACCAAATTATTGCTAATTTGGCAAAAACTATGGGTTGGGATTATTTCTCTTTAGTGAACGAAGCAGAATTAGTTGAAACATTACTTACAATTGATGATGAAGAAAGAAATTTAAACACAGAATTACTTCCAGTTGAAATAGATATTGAGTTATGGCGTAGAATTATCATGAACACCAATTATTTCTGGAAAACTAAAGGTACTCGTGAAGCTATAAAAGCAATGTTCTTAATGATTGGTATACCAGAACCATTTATTAATATAACCGAATATGTTTATACCGTTGATGGACGTATAGACCCAAGACAAATGGAATTACAACCAATAGAATTTGGTTCTGAAACATATCCGTTTGATAGTGATGGTTATCCTAAAGCACCGCCAGAAACATCTGATTTCTATTTTCAATTGTCTGGTAATACTGATGGTGGTCAGGCTTATATGAATAATTTCAGAAAAGCAGGATTTAATCTAACAAGAACTGTTGATAATAAAAAATCTTGGATACAAGCTGGTGAAGTAGTTAGAATGCATCATCTAAGTCCTGAATATTTTCAAGCCGATAGTAAATTGGTTTTAAATACAAAAGAAGTTGATGTTGCTTTAGATGCAGCACGTGGTATTGAATATGATGTGTTTGAATATATTAAAAAAGATTGGGAAGCAAATTCAACTGGTGCAACAGCACCTTATTCATATATAAACGTTTCAATGGATATTGGTAATGGATATACATTTCCACTCCCATCAACATATAATGATGCAGAAAAAGTTCAGGGAGATTTAGAAGTTAGATTTAATGGAATTTTATTAAACGGTCCTAAAGTATATGATTCAATAACGGGTAGTAGTAGTGGTACTACATTTGCTGATTATATAATTGATTATGATTCAAAAACATTTACGTTATTAACTGCAACAGCAAGTACATCTCCTAATCGTAGGGATGTTATTCAAGCAACTTTTATATATAGTGGAGATACGAGTGCAATAACTGGTGTTAGTGTTCAATATGTTGTTACTAGGATAGCAACAAATGGACAATTAGCAACTCTTAAATTACCAAGTAATTCAAGAGGTCATGTTCAATTAACAATTAATGGTATCGCATTAACCAGAGGTACTGGTCAATTTAATGCGGATTATATCGTAAACCCAAATGACTCAAGTGAATTGGTTATTCAAAATCCCGCACTTGTGTCGTATATAAATAACACACCCAATTCATTTGTACAAGTAGCATATGTTGAAGTAAGTGGTAGTACTTCAATTGAAGCACGTAATGAAATACATAGAGTGGATAGTTTTAATAGTAGTAAATTCTTTTTTAATGCTTTAGCTAATAGATTTGTATATGTTATGAATTATAGAGCAAGAAGTGTTGAAAATGTTAAGGTATTGGTTGATGGTATTGCATTAGAACCTAAGAAAGATTATTTCTTAAATCCTAACAACAGTTTTGAGATATTTCTTCCAAGAAATATTAAATTCGGTACAATTATTAGTGTATATTATTTAATTGGTGGTGATGAATTTCTAAATCCGGTAATAGATGATTTATTTGGATTAGGTGACATATCAGAATTATCATTCCTACAGTTTTTGGAATTGGTTGAAAGAAAAATGATAAATGCACGTACAAGGAAAACAATTACTGATTTTAAAGGTGGTTGGTATCCAACACTTTTACGTATATATAATGAATATCTTAAAAGAGCAGAATTAGAAGACGGTGATACGTTGCAGTCGAATGGATATACATTCCAAAATCTATTCCCATTTTTAAGAAAATATAATAGTTTTTTTGATAAATTCACAAAACAATTATTATCTGCAACAATTATAACCAAAAGGTCGGGATTATTAGTGAGAAATAGTTTATTTAGTAGACAAAAATTTACATATAAAAGAGGTGTTGCTTTTGAACGTTCAGATGATATGTCGGTTGTATTTAACACTCAATTAAATTATGTTGGTGATGATGGTAGTGTGTTTTTAATACCACAGGAAGCAACAACATTAACACCTTCACTTCAAACAAAACAGGGAGAATCAACAACCGAAACAAGAATCAATAATACAGGTGGTTTTGATATTGTTATGTGGAATTCAGTAACGTCTCATGGTATGGAATATAGAAAAAAGAACACCAATAATTGGATTGATGAACCATATACTGGTAGGGGTGGTAGAGATGGTGATGATTTAACATCCAATAAATTTACAATGCCAATTAGAAATTTAGAACCTAACACCATATATGAATATAGAGCATATATTCAAATAGGTGTTGATAGATATTTTGGTAATATTTTAGAAAATAAAACTCAAGAAGTGGAAATTGTAGAACCATCAATAAAAACAATAGAAGGTGAAATATTTATGGAAAATATTAATGGAAAAATTAATATTGTTAATACTGGTGGTTTTGATATTGTTCGTGGAGATGAAGCAACTAGTTATGGTATGATGTATAAAACAATAGATGAAGGTAGGTGGAATTATAATCCAAATCCTCCAAATACGGGTAGTGTTGGTACTACATTTTCAAGTGATATTATAACACCTTCATCATCACCATTATTATATAATACAATTTATCAATATAAAGCATTTATTGTTGTTGATTCAAATATTATTGAAGGTAATGTTATTGAAATACAAACACCACAAATACAAACATTTAAACCAGATATTACTTTATGGGGTATTGATGATACTCTAGTTACAGAAACATCATTTCCTGCCGATATAACTATTGATGGAACTGGTGGTGCAAATGTAACTAAATATGGTATTGTTTGGACACAAAATTCAAGTATTGGAAATAATGTAAATTATACAAATAATGGTGGTGTTCATGAAATCACAGGTGCTTCAATAACTGAACCAATGACACCTTTTAATGAAACTTTTAATGCAACAGGATTATCACCATTTACTCAAACATGGGTTAGGGCATTTGCTGAAAACAGTAATGGTATTAATTATAGTGTAGTTAGAAGTATAACAACAAAACCAGTTGAAGAACCACCTATAATAACAAATCCAAAAAAATTAGACTTATATATTCAAGCATCATCAGCACATGGTTTTGACGCAACAATTAGAATTGTTGATGTGGATGATTCTAATAATAATATGACTGATAATATTAGCACTGATTCAATATCACCATATACACAAGTATATACATTAAATGAAAATACAACTAATTACTATATTGAAGTGGTTGGTACGTTTATTTTGAAAACAGGAACAATTAACAATATCAGTGCAGGTGGTTTTTCGTGGAATAGTAGTGATGATGGTGATGTTACGGATCAGTCTAATAGTAAAAAAACAATTATATTAAGTCGTCAAATTGAAAACATTTCATTATTGGTTACTGAGCAAGCAGTATAAGAAAAATTATAATAGTATTTATATAAAAAATCAAATTAAATGGCGTTTATTGATAAGAAAGACCCGGTAGTTTTAAATGTTAAAATAACATCAAGAGGTAGACAAACATTATCTCAAGGGCATTTACATTTTAGATATTTTGCTTTAGGTGATAGTGAAATTGATTACGAATTTCTAAGGAACAGTGCTGATGTACCACAATCAGCAGGTGGTGCGGGTGGTGCAGCACCAGCGTTCAATATTTTTGATACTAAAATGTTAAGACCTATGGATAAAAATCCGGATATGTTATCATTTATTACCAAAAATTTTATAACTGCTGATGA